CCAATTTAGTATATACTGATGTTGCCGTGACTGGTGTCAATACAATCACTGTTACATTTGCAACACAAGATTCTGCCGTTTATCGCGTCGTTGTTACAGGTTAAAGTAAAGGAGCAGAATGTCCGCTAAGTTTAAAAATGGTATAGATGTAAACTCACAGAAAATTACTTCTGTTGCAGATCCTGCTACTACAACCGATGCTGCAACAAAAAAATACGTTGATACTCAGGATGCCCTTAATGCTAAATTAGCATCTGCTAATACTTTTACTGTTGCTCCTCAAACTGTTAATGTTGATAGCGCTACCAATAAAGGAATTGTGATTAAAGCGGCTGCGTCTCAATCCGCCGCCCTTTTAGATGTTAGAAACAACGCTGATACAGCCACACTTGCATCAATTAACAGCGACGGCTCTATTACTTGCGGAAACGTTATTGGCGGAACTATTAAAACAAATTTTGCGTTTGCATCAACTCTTGCTAATAAGGCTTATATTCAAATGACTTTGGATACTAACGGGGTTGGTATTGTACCAAACGGCGCAGCCAATAAAGGAATAGTTGTCAGAGGAACGGCTTCACAAACCGCGAATCTTCAAGAATGGCAAGATTCTACTCCTACGATACTTGCCAAAGTTGACCCTTCTGGTAACTTAACTGCCGCGTCTTTTGTTAAAACTAGTGGGACTTCTGCGCAGTTCCTTAAAGCGGATGGATCGATTGATGATTTAAGTACCTCAACTACTGGCGGCGTTACTCCATCTTCGACTGCTGCTAATAAAATTGTTAGTGCGGGAACAACTCAATCAACGGTTGCGGTGTCATCAACAAACACTGTTACTGACCTGTACTCAGATTTCTTCAGTGTCAGCAAAAGCAGCGAATGCGCGACCATGCCTCGCTTGATGATCAACCCCGGAACGCTCACGTTGACCACGGGGCAAGCCGTTGGTGTAATCGCTCGATGCACCGGCAAGCAAACAACTTTTACACAAGCCCGCTTTATGATTGACACAACGTCTGGCACAAATACGTTTCAGGTCACAGTGCACAACAGTGACGGCACACTCGTTACGAATGGTGCACAGAGTTCATCAAGCGTGACTGGTGGTGTCGTCACGACACTGACTTTCCCAAGCACGGGCGTCACGCTCACTGCGGGCGGCACGTACTACCTTGCCCTTTGGTTCTACACGGCAAGCGCTGGCACAGCGACAGCGAAAGGCATTGCGCTCAACAGAGTAGCTTTGGCTTCACCATCACCAGCGCTAACGAAAACTTACTCCGGTTGGACTGGTTCGGGCACGGCTTCGCTAACCACATCAGCAAGCAACATCCTGCCGTGGATTGAACTCATCTAATGCAGCGCGACTCAAGCTGCAAGCACAAGCACGGGCGCAACCGTTCACTTTGTCTTATTATAACCTACTAAATAACCTAATACGAAAGAATAACTTATAGAATGGCATTTATTGGCGCAAATACAAGTTCAAACTTTAACGGTACCGCAACTTTTACCTCAGATTTTCTTAAAAGCGAAACTCACGATTATATTACGGGTTCTGTTTTTAGCTCTTCTGCTGGAAACTTTTATCTTGAACAAAGTCCTGACGGAACCAATTGGGATCCAGCTACTAGCGGTGCCGTTTTAAACTTTACTGCAAATAATGTATCTGGTGGAACGCTACATGCGGCAATTGCAGTTTCCGCAAATATTTCAAGGCCTTTTATTGAGCAAATCGTTCTTCCTTATTGGCGCATTCGATTTGTTCGTAGTGCTGGTACTGGAACTCCAACATCTTTCCAGATTACTACTCGCACATCAGACTCTGGCGTTAAGTACTAGGATATCTCATGGATCATAAAGGTCCTGAGCACCACTACGACGAAATTGAATCGCCTGAAAATGGGCGAACGGTTTTCTTTCAACAAGGCGAAATTCAACCTGAGACAGTTCAGGCTGAAGGTCAGGATCGTCCTTATCGCGGTCAACCTTCTGATATTAATTCAGAAATGACTGAGCGTAATACTCCCCTTGATGGAGCATCAGGTGATAGGGGTGGAAACCCCCTTGGCGAAGGCATTCTTGCCAATCTAAAAGATAAAAAGCATATGGAAGAACTTGAAGAACTTGATGAGGCAACAGAGCCTGCCGGTCTTGGCGAAACTCATCCTGTAAAGGATAATCAATGGAAGCCCGGAGATAAGGGTGGTTCAATGGGCAGGGATGAAATGCTTGGTTCTGTTCGTAATAGCGGCGAGCATAGCTGGAGTGACCCCGGAGATGATAACAATCAAGAGCTTTGGGATCAGGTTGTTGAAGATTTTGAAAACGCTAAAGCTGAGCCTCATCAATCTACAAATAAGATTGCGGCAGCACCTTGGCTTGACGAAGAACCAGATAATTTTCCTGTTGAGCAGCTAGGCTGGGATATTGTAGAGGTTGTAGAGCCTTCTAAGGAGCTTACAGAGGCCGTTAATAAATATTCTATGCCAATGCCTGAAGGTATTACAGATAATTTACATGAAGCTTTAATTGCCGTTAACGCTTGGGTGGAAAACCCAGAGGAAAATGGCAAACTTCGCCCTTATAAAGAGTATTGGTCAGTCATTCGACCAAAAATTACACAAGGTAACGTTCGTATTGGAGTAGAAGACCCTCATATGGCAGATATTATTAATGACGTAGCTCGGACAAATAGCTTATCTGCTTTGGATAAAACTAGTAATTTAAATAAAATAGGCGAATGGACCGATTGGATTACACCCGCAGCGATTGCCGCTGGGACAATTTTAGCTCCAGAAATTGCCCTTCCTCTTGAAGGTGCTGCACTTGCCGAAGGCGCTGTTGCTGGTGGTACCGCTGCTGCCGAAGCAGCCGGAGTCGCTGGAGCAGAAACCTCTGGTGGAGGATTTTTAAGCGGCGTTGGTAATTTAATGAAAGGCGCTTTAGGTAAGAAAGATTTAACTAAAGAATTAGCAAAGAGCACAGGGAAAGAAATTGTTAAAGATGTAACGGGATGGGGTAGTGGTCCGGGTGCGGCGCAACAACAGGCTGCGCCAGCAGTTCACGATCAATCGTATTATGCCAAAACTGCTTACGTAAATTTGCGCAATCAAATATTAACGGCTATGCGTCAAAAAATAGCAGACCGTTATCGCTATATACCAGAGATTCATGATGTCATGACTCCAGCAGAATTAGCAAAATCAAAACAAGAACGCAAAATCCCAGAATCTGAAATTGTTGAAAGACAAAAAAGAGACATTCAGCGCGCACAAGAAACCGGTTACGGAACCGGCGTATCTACTGGTCCAAATTGGAAAAGCACAGAGCCAACGGAAAGGCGTCAACCTCAAATTCCGGGAACCGGCACAACCGACGTACCCGGCAGGTTTATGTTACCAAAATTAAAAATGCCAATAGATCCAACTACTGGCGAAGAAGTTGTTGGCGTAGATGGACCTATGAGTTGGGAAGTTGAAGGCTATGGTCAAGAGGAACCTCAACAACAAGTTCAGCAACCTCAACCACAACCACAAACGTCACCCACACCTCAAACGCCTCAGCAACCCCAAACTCCAACAGGAGGACAGGACAACAGAGGTAAATGGCTTGGATATGGAATGGGCGCAATTCCCGGCGTATACAATTGGTTATTTAACAATCCAAATAAGGCGCTGCAAACTAAGCCATGGGATCTACCAGTAAGAAATGAAGAATATTATGCTGGTCCTCGTCAATCTTCTTATGGAGATGAATACGAGCATCCATCTAGTATTACAAGAAGGATAGAGGATCCTGAAAATATTGACCCTCATCAAAGATCAGATGAAAGTAATGACGATTGGGCTTATGACATGCTTGATGTTAATGAAATTGGATCAACTCATGACCCTCGCGGTAAAGATGATGCTAAAGAACGAATTAGGCGGCAGTTCGCTGCAAATGCAACAATGTCAGATTCTATTAAACAATTTATGGAATTCCTTCCCTTAATTATGGAGTTCTTTTATTCAGAAGAGTCTGGTTTAGACCACCCTACTATTAAATTAATTCACGATAATTTAGAATCAGAACACCCCGGATACTTAGATCTTGCAACTGATGAAGATCAATACAAAATTTTAATAACGATTGATAATTATATGAATAAAAAAGAATCTGCCGCCACAGTAAGTCCACAATCGATGCAACAAATTCCCACAATGGGAGTTAATGGTGTGTGTCCTAAATGCGGAAGCGATATGGGTCCGGATCAAGTTTGCCAGCAGTGTACTCCTGATACCGCCAAAGCGTTTTCTCCGGCAACTAGACCAAATATAACTTTAACACCAGAACTTAACATTACAGGAGCGCGTATGGCGTCAAATACACAGGGTCCTCATACCGATGAACAACAGAATGCATTCATTGAGCATCTTCATGAAATGTTTGAAGCTGGAGAACTTGATGAAGAGCAAGTTGCTCAATTAGAAAGCATGATGTTTAACGAACCCTCTAATCCAGAAGTTACTAAAATTTGGTCAGAGATAGCAAATCAAGATGAACTTTTTGATGCTGCTCCTGAAGATATGGCACCTAGCCCACAAGAGCAAATGCAAGGTATGGGCGCACCCGGTATGCCACCTGCACCCGGTGGAGACATGGGGATGGGTGGTCCTCCCGGTCCTGCTGGCCCTGCACCGGGCATTCCTGATATGAGCGCACCTACCCCTGCTGATCTTAACCCTGCTGGTCCCGGCGCAATGCCGCCTCCAATCATGTCTAGCGTAAGAAATGACATGCTTAAATCTATTCTTAAGCATGCTGCTGATTCTGCCGCTAGTACATGTCCTAAGTGCGATGGTCACACTACTGGTGTTGTAAATCAGTCTACTGGTGGATGCGAGTGCCGTTCATGCGGTCATAAATGGGACGATAAAAATTTAATTCCTTCCGATGGTACTTCAACTGATACAAGCACAACTTCTAGCTTTTATCAGGCTTTAAATCTTGATGAAGGCCCAACGGAAGTCATGCCCGGATCTGTTGATTCTTTTAGCGAGCCTGAAGAATTGGAAGAAGATGATTCTACTCATACTTGGGCAGATGATTCTGGTGAACCTCTTGAAGAAGGTAAAGAGTATGAAATTTATGCTCATAATTATGAAATTCCAGATGTTGGTCGCGTAGTTGAAGTTAAGCCCGATTCTATTGTTTATGAAATTGAATCTAATGGCGGGCTTCGTACCACAATTGAAATTGATCGCAAAGAAGCGGATCTTAATGGCTACCGTTTTGTTTCAACTGATTTTGGATCAGAAGAGAATCCTGCTGGCATTGAAGAAAATATGGATTCTAAGAATGTTACCGCCCCCGGTCAAGATTCAGATCTTTCAACCCCTCATATTCAAATTGGTAGCTCGGTTAAAACTTCTGGACAGCATTACACCCCAATGCAGCAGCGCGAACTTATTGATGAGTATGGCGAAGCTCGCAACGCAGACAAACTTAATTTAGAAGGCACTCACTATGCCGATTCAGATCCCGATTATTTTCTTTTCGGTTGCTGACTTTAAAACAACTTAAATCTAAAGGATAACAAGTGATGAATTATACAACCCGTATCGTTAAGTCCGCTTCAGGACTCACTCAAAATGAGGCCCTTCTTTCGCTTCAAAATCATCGTCAGTTCCAGCCCGGAACTAAGATTGCTAGCATTCACAATCAGGGCGGTCATTGGGTTGCCAAGCTTCTTGTTCCTAAGACTTCAAACGAAGATGTAAAGCCTTGCGAGCATTGCGAGGATAAGGGTTGTCAGCATTGCAAGAAGACTGCCGCTGGCGCATTTGAAGATATTGATGAGTCGCCCGCCGATCTTCACGAAGAAAAGCATGAAATGGACGAATCTCCTCTTGAAGAAATTGAAGAGCATGAGCATGAGGATCATGAAGAAAAGCATGAACGCTCAGAGGATAAGAAGATTGCTGAACTTGAAAAGAAGATTGACCTTCTTCTTGACGCTCTTGGAATTAGTGAAAAGGGCGAGGATATGGATGAAATGCCAAAGGGTCCTTCTGCTGATCTTCCTGCTGCACCTGCACCTAAGGGTCCTAGTAAGTCAGATCCACTTCCTCCCGGATCTGGCGCAAAGCTTAAGCCCGGTGAGGTTCCTAACAAGCCCGGTATGACTCCTGTTGGCTCACCCGCATTTGCTTCAGTTAAGACTGCTAATTGCGAAGGCGAATGCGAAAAGGGTTCTTGCGAGCATTGCGACAGCAAGCGCGAAGCTAATGCTCCAATGACTCCAGCAACTCCTGCTACAGGTACTGCCTCAGGTCCAGTAGGCGCTCCTATGACCGGTCAAAGCTGCACCTGCCCTCCCGGTAGCCCATGCACTTGCGGCGCTTCAACAGGATCGAATGCAATGGCTCCTGCATCACCTTCAGCTTCAGGCCCAGTAATGTCATTTACAGCTTCTAAGGCCGATCCTAGTCGTGACGTAAGCATTAGAATGGCTAAGGCTCAGCTTGAAAATACTTATCAAGGTTTTCGCGTAGCTCGCATTAAGCGCGATGGCAATGCCATTCATGCTCGGATGGAGCGCACAGCCGGTCCTCGCTGGGACGCTTTTAAAAATAAAGCAGAAAATGCTCTTGACCGTGGCGCACTTGGATTAATGACTGGCGAATGGACTCCAGATTCAGAAACACCGTATTACCCCGGTCGTATGCGCAATGGTGAAATTACTCCCGAAACTCAAGTTAGAAACCCAAATTATGTTTGTCCAACTTGTAAACAAAAGGGAACGTGCAATTCTACATGTAGCAATGCAAATGCTAACAATGGCGATATTACTCCCGAATTAGCCGCTCTTCTACAATAATTATTGTTAATTTATGGCCGATGAAGAGTTAATTATTAAAGAGTTTAATACTCTTCGGGGTCGGGTGCTTGGCCTTATTGAATCTTGGGGTCTTCCTGAGCGTCAAGAAAAAGGTTGCAAGGCTACCTTTAAGTCATTAACTTATGACGCAGAAAAGTCAATTCGGGACATTATAACTAAATAATTTAGTTTATCCCACACTTAAGAGGCGATATGGCATTCACAAAATACGCCTCTTTAGAGGTTAGCAAAGTTCTAGAGATCAAGGGTTCCGCAGAGCGAGACGCTTCTGCTTCTCTTTCTAAGATTGCTGCTTTTGAAGATTATCGTACTGAAGATGGTTATCTTTACGCTCGTATTCGCGCTATTTCTTCAAGGGTAAATAAGAATCATGATGGTTGGCCTTCAGTAGAGCTTGCTGGCGGTCAAGAGGTTTTTGATCGTCATACTTCTTCTACTGGCGGTTTTACTGTTAATGCTAATGCCAGCGATCAGTATGGTTTTTCTACTTTCCTTGGCAAGCCAATTTTCGTAGACCATCATAACTCTGATCCTTCACGCGCCCGTGGAGTCATTGTTGATGCCAAGCTTCATGTAGACGATCATAAGACTGCTGCTCAAAAAGATTCTTATTATCGCGATGCTCCAGCCAATCACACTCCTCCAACTTGGGTTGAGCTTCTTCTTGAAGTTGATGCTAAATCATTCCCCAAGCTTGCTAAGGCAATCATTGATGGATCAAAGAATGCTAAGAATGGCATTGATGGATTCTCAATGGGATGCGACGTAGAGCGCTCCGTTTGCAATATTTGCAAGAACTCTGCTACTACTCCTGATGAGTTTTGTAACCATGTTCGCATGAAGGGCGCTATGTGCGATTACATCGATCCTGAAACGGGTCATAAAACTTCAAAGAAATCATATGAGGACTGCTACGGCATTAAGTTCTTTGAGATTTCAGCAGTATTCGATCCCGCTGATGAGACTGCTCTTATCCGCGAGGTTCGCTCTAATGTAAAGAAAGCTTCTATGGCTGGACCTTCAAATCAATTATTTGAAGAAATGAGCGATATTTATGAAAACGCCCGCTCAGAAACAAATTCAACAGGTACAGAGCCATGGGGCAATGATACTGATTATGCAATCAGTAAAGTAAGGTCTTGGCTTTATAATTCAATCGATGACAATCCAACCGTAGAAAGACTTCTTAATGATTGGATGGAATATCGTACAAGAAAGGTTCAATCTTCAATGAATAAATTTGCTCCAATTAGTGAGTATGACAAATATTTTGGCGGCACAGGCGCTGCTAAAAAAGCTTACGATTCAATGATTGATCAGTATGGTGAAGAAAAAGGCGAGGAAGTTTTTTACGCCACGATGAACAAGAAAAAGAATAAGCAGGAAAAGAACTCTTCTGAAGGATTTGTTCCACCAGAGTCCGTACAGAACAATGCTAAGCGCGGCCTTGAAATGGTTGAAGCTGGCGAAGCTGGCGACGGTCTTGAATCTGCAACCAAGGGTCGCGCTCATGATATCGCTTCAGGCAAGGCTCTAAGCCTTGATCATGTTAAGCGTATGCATTCATTCTTTGAGCGTCATGACAAGACTCGCCCAGATGATGGCGGCAAGGGTAACTCACCTTGGAAAACTGCTTGGATGCTTTGGGGTGGAGACTCTGGTCGCTCTTGGGCCGAATCCGTTGTTGGCAAAGAAGTCGGTCATGATAAGAGTGAAAAGACTTCTAATGATAAGCCACAAATTACTAAGACTCGCGCTCCTGAAGAAGTGGATACTTTGCGCGAAGATAAGGTTTGCGACATTTGTGGCGAAATTATGGATGGCCCACAGTGCGACGTTTGTGGTTATGAAGCAGAGCCTGAAGGATTTGGCGATCCTGATCTTAGCGCCGCTAAAAGGCATGACGATTCAGATGAGGCAAATGGAGAATCTTTATCAACTTTAGACGTTGATACTAATAATTTGCCTACGCTCTCTCATGTAACAGATGCCGGATGGACAGTATCCGATACAAAAATTTCACAAATCAATAAAATTGAACGACCAATACTTCCGGTTCAGACGCCACCAGCGTCTAATGAACCGCAAGACTATGTTGTGAAGGACCCTAAACAGCCCGTCACATCATCAGTTCGCACCGCATCGGATTTCCTTGCGGCTGCTGGTAACAGAAAAAGGAACAACATGGAAACACATATCGCTGACGCAATGACAAGCGCACCGGCTGTTGCCAAGCCTGACTACAATACTGATGTAGTCGGAACTGGTGGCGTTGGTGGAGCTTCAAATGAAGACGCATCCAAGGCTAACGCTCAGGTTAATGTTACCGATATTGGTGGCATTTCCGGTGTTGGCACTGGCGATGAAAAGACAGTAGAAGTTGATCAGGGCGATGAACACTCAAAGAACATTGAAGCTATCCATACGGATACTTTCCATGGCGATAAGGGTGACTCACTTGGTCAGCATGACCCTGTAACTGACGTAAGTAGCTATCAGGTATTTAATTCAGATAGCGCTACGCCTCTTACACATCATGAGCCAGCCGCAAAGGCTTCCTCATGGGTTGTATCAGACGTTCGTGGTGCAGAGCCTTCCGATCCAATGGGTAAGGCCGATGACCGCATTGATGTAACAGATGACAAGGGACCACATGCAATTACCACTCAGGATTCTGGCCCAACAGCCACTTTCCCAGATGGTAATAGCGCGGTTACTCGTCAGGCTGATCCAGTAGATCCTCAGAATAAGAGCTTTTACCACGATCAGAATAGTAAGGAACTTTACCCAACTGGAGTTGATTCTAAGGATCACGCTTTTGGTGATGGTAATGATAGCACCGCTCACATCATGTCAGCTTTCAAGTTGGCTGATACTGAGATCGAACTTGGCATTCTTGACGCTTCACAGAAGTATGCAAGAGTTGCTGAGCTTGAAAAGGCAGCGCCCGCAGTTGTTGAGGCTTCACTGGCTTACGCTAATCGCGTTAAGACAGCGGGCCTTAAGAAGTCGGCGCGGACAGCTAAGAGGCTTCCGTCTCTAGTTAGGGAAGCAAGTACTGCTCCCGCAACAACTCAGGCAGATTCAGATGATTCTGCTCTGTTTATGTAAGAAAAAAGGAAACATTACTTTATTTTTACAATCCGCCGTCTAGAAACAATTGAAACGGCGTAACGCCCACAAGGCGTGAAACTAAAATCACAAAGATAAAATAGGAAAATACATAATATGCTTAGACTAAAAAATCTAGCTAATAAGTATCAGAAGCGTACTTGTAGGCCTTTATACGCCAATACTCAGGCTACGCCTTATGCTGCTACTTTGCACGTTGATCCTGCTGGCACAAACGGTTTCCGTACTGCCACTGGCGCTCTTAGAGTTCCACCAAAGATCAGCGGCTCTGCTGTTACTATGGCCTACGTGGCTGCAAATGGTAATAGCATTTTTCCCGGTTCAGTACTTGCCCGTGTTAAGGGTACTGAGCAGGTAACAGTTGCTACTGGTGCTTCAACAGAAGTTCCCTTCGGTCTTCTTGCCAACTTTGTTGGTGGAGATTACGACGAAGGTTTTTCAGGAGATTCTCTCCAAAATTCAGTAGGCGTTTGGCGCGGCCCTGACTCAGTATTTGAGATTCTTGCTCCTGCTTTCGATCCTGCTATTACTATCACCGATGGTACTAGCCTTGGTACCACTGTAACAAGTGCTGCCACTGGTGAGAGCATGCTTTACGCTGGTAGCGATGGTCGTCTTACTACATCACAGGCCTCTGGCGCTGTTGCAGTAGCTCGTCTCATTGAGAAGTCTAGCGCAACCCGTATTGTCGTGGAACTATTGGTATAAAGAAAGGAACATGATTAATATGGAAATTACATCACGCAAGGCTGTTTCATCAGCCGACTACGAGGCTAAGCTTGCTAACGCACCTAAGCTTACCAAGGAAGCAAAGGCACAGAAGCTTCAGTCAATCCTAAAGGATTCATCGAACGCTATGCGCCGCATCGGTCAGGGTATGATCGGTCCCATTCAGATTCGTCTTCGTTATGAGGGCATTACTCGTAATGTTCTTATTGAAGATACTCTTGAGCGCGGTCCCCTTATGCCTTACGACATCCTTGACGATCTGGGCAGGGCTTATATCCTTAACCAGACCGACTCGGAAGTTAAGATCACCCCATTCGAAGGCAAGCAGGCATTTCCTCAGCTCTTCCGTATCGCTACGTTCCCACGTATCCGTAAGGAAGATCTGTACTACCTTCGTGTAAACGCTGTTGAGTACGCACAGGACGAGAGCCGTCAGGCAATCCAGAAGCAGGAGGACGCCCGTCTTATCCTTCTTCTTGAGGCTGCTATTGCTGAGCTTGGTACTGCACGTAATAACAATACCTATGCCGGTATCGCCCCAACAGGTGGTACTCAGACTGGTATCGCTGCTGGTAACTCAGGTGAGCAGACCGTTCTTATCGGTGCTGGTAACCCACTTGAGCCTAGCGACTTTTACAGCGCTGTTTCACAGATCGAGATCAACCAGCTTGAAGCTCGCCGTGTCATCATTCACCCTGCTGACGCTCGCGATTTCTACAACTGGGATCTCAACGTAACTGGCTTTGAGTTCAAGGATAAGGTATTCGGTGGAGAGAAGATCACCACATTCGGTGAATTCCAGATCCAGCGCTCAATCATCGTCCCACAGGGCGAGGTATTCCTTACCGCTGAGCCTGATTACGTCGGTGTTATGCCCGTCATGTATTCACTTGACGTTGAAGAGAACCACAATGTTGAAACATTTTGGAAGGGTTGGGTCATGGACGAGCTTATTGGTATGCTTATCCTTAACGCTCGCGGCCTTTCACGTATTGTTAAGGGCGGTGCAATCTCTGATTACACAACCACTACAACAAGCAAGAAGCTAGACATTTCAGGCCTCGCCTGATCCTAGCTTTCCTCTTTGAGGTAAAGAAAAGGCCCCCAGAAATGGGGGCCTTTTTATTTGCATTTATATTATTTTATAAATCGCTTGGATGCCTAAGAGAATATGCTGAGCTGGGTCTTAAATCAGATTGCCATCTTGAGGGATTGGCTCCTGATGTATCAAACCTAATACCGGCTACATGCATGTATACATGACCTGAATTGGCGTAAATAGTAATCCATTTACCCGGACCTGATCTACCCCATGATGCTAGGTCACCAGATGTCATTGTTGCATCTAATAATTTTGCTCCATGAAGGGCATATGACACCGATCCAGAACAATCGTAGCCAGATGCGCTAAACGATCCATGACCTCCGCCCCAAACATAGGGCAAATTACGAATCTTGTTGCCAGCCCAAATAACGCTTTTTACAATTTTAGGTGCGTCTTTTGGAGCATAGGCTTCTCCTTTATATACAATTGCCTTAGAACCCTCTACAACAGGCTTAGAAGGACTATCGATATTAATTCTCTTTATTACTCCGGCAATTCTCACTTTGCCAGTCCATTTTTCAATTGGAGCAGGGGGTTTTTGCTCTGGAATAACCCCACCATTGTCAAACAATTGAACAACTTCTTTATTAGCTTGCGGAAGATCCGCTTTCGCATTTGATGGGCAAATCATAGCAAGTGCTATCGCCGCAACTAGCGCGAATAATATTAGTGTTTTATGATTAAGCATAAATACATCCTTGGAACACACTCATTTGTCCTACATTGACTTCGCAAGCCCTCTTACTTAACAACTTAACGGGCTGAGTGAGACCAGTGGAAACAACTCCTTTCGTCGGATTATATAAAAAGCCAAACTGTAGCTTATGCGTAGACTATATCAGATAGTCAAAACGAGCAAGCTTTGGTTTGGCTTCCCTAATTACTATATCGAATCCCTGTCTTAATCAGTGGCAAGTCTCGTTGTAGTTTTAAGTCAAGTCTTATATTGTTATAGAAAGAGAGAATAAATTATGCCACCTAAGAAGCTAACCCCAAATGGTCAGGCTGCCGAACCCGTTGGAGCAAAGATTGCTGCAACTCGCAAGCCTGCTGCAAAGCCCAAGACGGCTCCTAAGAGGAGTGCGTCAACAAGCAAGTATGTTCGTAATGTTCGCGGCGTTAATGTTCGCGTTACATTTGATACCGGTCGCAAGATTGAACTTGCTCCTAGAGGTCAGCGCAATGACATGACCGCAATTAGTAAGGATGAGCTAGACGATCCTATCTTCCTTAATAACCTTGGTAGTCTTTACGAGGTCATTTCTGCCGCTGATGCGCAGGAGATTCGTGAAAAGCAGATGACTAATGCATCTACTTTATCACAGCCTCGCCCAGAGGACATTCTTACCGATCAGCTTGGTAATGCTGGTAATTTCACAGGTTTAGATAAGTCAAATACAGAAAAAAGTATTACAATCGGTCATCTTAATGAAGTAGAGGGTCGTCCAAATGAGGAAAAGGCTACTGAGATTAGTCGCGGTAGCGTTGGCCCTCGCGCTGTTGCAGTTCCCGGTAGTGATGGAACAAATGTTTACGGTTGATTCAATTTAAAATAATAAAGGAATTATATAATGTTTAATATCGATAATTTTGTAGATGTTAACGCTCTTAAACAGCATCAGGGTCGCATTGCTTCTTATCTTGAAGAGGCAAAGAAAACGCTTGCTAATTATGAAAATGAGCTTAAAGTTGTTACAGAACGTTTAAAAACTCTTACAGCCGATTCGGTAGAATCTGTACAAACTGTTGCCGAAACAGTTGTTGAAAAGGTAGAAGAGGTTGCTGAAGTTGCTAAAGAAGAGGTTAAGAAGGCCGCTCCTAAGAAAGCTGCTGCTAAGAAGGTTGAGCCTGCAACTGAAGAATCAGATAAGTAAACTTATCAATGTTTTAATGAAAGAGCCGCCTTGTGCGGCTCTTTTTATTTTAAGATCATTTATTGCCAACAGTTAATAGTTGCATGAGCCTTGGTTATGATAGACAACTTAAAATTGTTGCATTGGGCGATTCTGCCCGTCTTGTCGCTCGTCTTTATGATGATAATGATCAATTATATTCTTACGAGGATCTTGGATCGGTAAGTTTTACTATCCAATCACCTGCTGATCGTACAAATAACGATCCATCAGATAATAAAAAAAATTCAGAGTATGCCAATCCTGCTGAAAAAATAACTTTAGATGGAGAAATTTTAGAAGATGGCACTGGAGTTTTAATTTATGATGACACTACTCGCTTAGGTCATTATATTGCAGTTGCAACCTTTGAACTTGTTGATGGCACCACTCAATCAACAAGGGTTGATTTTGAAGTTTTTGATCCATTTGAAATTGTTGATACTCCAATTCGCGTTGTAGCAGATGGAGTTTGGACTAAACTTGAAGATTGCTTTGATGCTGAACACGAAGGTCCTTGGGTTCAAGATATGACTTTGCACTTTTTTCGTGAAGAAAAAATGGAAAAATTTATTGCAGATGCCCTTTTTGACATTAATTATCAAAATCCTCCTACTGCTTTAGGTATTAGCACTTTTGTAAATGCGGATAATACCGTTACTGATACTTATCCACTTCTTGTTCAAGGTATTTTTATCCAAGTCCTTCGTCATATTATGCGCTCTTATGTTGAGCAGCCAATGCCAACTGGTGTGCAAGTTGCATTTCAAGATCGCCGCGATTATCTTCAGCGTTGGGAAACAATGCATACTCTTGAAAAAGCTCAGTATGATCGTTGGGTTGCTCTTTACAAGCGTGGTTTTCTTCAGCTTGGTCACAGCAAGCTTCTTGTTTCCGCCAAGGCCGGTCGCCTTATTCCTGCCCCAATGCGAGCAAGGTCGGTTGGACGCGGTTATTGGTAGTATTAATTATAAATTACGACCCCTTAATATACGATGGCAAACATTACACCATATCTTAGAAATCGACTTGTTCAACAAAGTTTGGGAATTTCTGCATCGCCAAGTTGGCACACAGCAACTTATGTAGGACTATTCGTAACTAGTCCAATTATTAATAATGATGGAACTATAACCAATGGCGTTGAAGTGTACGCAGGTAGTGGCTACAGTCGTACACCGGTTTATGCTGCTTCTGCTAATGGTAGTCCTTACTGGACAATTAATTCAACGACTGGGGCTATGTCAAATACTGGGACTACGCCATCAACTAACGGGAAAATTTCATTTGGAACTGCTAGTGGATATTGGGCCGGAACGGCATCGCCAACAGCCTCAATTCCTATCGTCGCTATGGGCGTTTGGGATGCGTTATCTGCTGGAAACCTTCTTTGGTTTGGCCCTTTGTCCGCCCCCGTCATGATGGCTAGCGGAGACACCTTTGATATTAGCGCTGGTAGCTTAGTTATTACCCTAACTTAGAGGGTTTAATGACTAACTTTACAGACAACTCTACAAAAACTTTTCAGAGTACGGGCAATTTAAATGCCAATGTATCAGTTGCCTCTTTAATAGAGGCCACGGCATCATTAGCCGTCAACCTTGGAATTAAATATAAAGTTTATAATGAACTTTTGTATTTGTCTAAATATGTTGGAGAAGAATCTGCTCCTCAAGATATAAAACGTTTACGTCGTCAAGTCTATGACATGATGCGTCGCATGGGTCAACCCGTGATTATTAAAAAAATGCTAACCATTGATGATGTAAATAATGGTTTTGCTGAACGTTCGCCTAATTTTGACAACATTTATGGTCAAACTCGTAATAATGATCATTTTTCTTGGGGTTCAGGATTTGTGTCAAAAGAAAAATCAGATGATGAATGGATTGATCCGTCAAGTGGAGACATTATAAAATCAGATTATGCTTCAAATTCATCTTGGGTTAAAGCACCTAAATATAGGGGGTACGGTCCAAGCATTGTAACTTACTTAATACAACCCGATGCCGCGCAAGATTTCTTTACTTTAACTCCAACTGGTGCAATGATTCAAGTGCAAACTTCTCAAGTGACAATGGGTTGGTTTCCTAAAGTCAATGACAATGATTTAATTATTAATATTGAATTAGATGAAAACGGTTTTGTTGCCTCAACTACTCGTAGATACCAAGCCAAATTAACAAATCCAATTACGATTAGAGGTTTGGATCGTAAGGGTCGCAGGGAATATAATGGTGATTTAGGCAATCGTCACATGGTTAATCAAAATTATGAAATGACTTTAATACCTAGCAATCATGTGCTTATGAATGTTGAGACAGACAGATGAATTATTTACCACAAAAAACAATTAAATATAAGACTTATATAAAAACTGCTTTAATTGAGGCTTTAAAACCAGTTTTTCAAAATCACGTTGACGCTAAATTACAAAACACAAAGGTCATCATTGATTTTCCTAAAGAAAGACAAGAATTTCCCGCCGTCATTGTTCAATTTTATGAAAGAGAGATTAAAAATGCGGGCGTTGGACATGAAGAAATTTTTCAAAATGAAGATGGTAAAATTTATAAATTTAAACATTATATTTATAATGGAGATATTGAATTTTCAATTAACGCCCTATCTTCACTTGATAGAGATTTAATTGCAGATACTATTGTACAAACAATAGCTATGGGCGATTTGTCTGATTATACAAATAATTTTTTTAATAGAATTTATCCGCCTAATCCTGAGTTTATTCCAGATTCAGCGGGACATTATATTAATATCAATTCAGATAAAATTAATGGTTTAAATGAAAATACAAATAAAGTTCCATGGCAATCCGAAGACGATCTAATCTATACAACCTCTTACAGGGTTAATGTTTTAGGTGAATTTTATAGCCTTCCATCAGATATGCCATTTGAATATGTTTCTAAAGTATTTCTTTATCCATATGTTGGCGGAATTGAACCTGTACCTAAAATTGATTGACTCGCAACCTTTCTTTATTGACTTTCACTCTCACCTAATAACCGAAGGATTTAATTAATGGCAACTTATCAAGCACCCGGAGTTTCAGTTCAGGAAACCACGCAACCTAGCGTGGCTTCACTTATTGCAACTCCAGACGACATTTGTTTAATTGGCTACGTTCCTCAGTATGAAACTGTAAGTACTAGTCCAATTAAATTAAACGGCCTTGCCAAGGTCAATCTTGGCGTTCCTGCCACAAATTCTAGTACATTTTCAATTGCGTCAGTATCGGCAGTTGACCCTCTTAAGGGCGGCAGCGCTTATGTTAGCGCCAACGGATACACTAATACTCAATATGACATTGTTACAGAAAACAATCTTCAATACATTCGTAGAGAAAAAGCTGCCACTGGCGATTTCTCAGCCGTGCTTACAAAAGCAATTCCGTCTGCTACTTCAACAGCTAATATTAAACTTAATGTAAGCACGGGCAATATTCCTGCGGCAACAGCAAGTACACCGCAAACTATTCTTGTTGAAAACGACGCTATTACTTACACTGGTAATACAACAACAACTGGTGCTGTTACTTTGTCAGGTGTTACTCGGAGCACCACTGACAATGTTCCTGTTGCTCATGGAGCAACTACTACTATTACCGCAGTACAAACAACTGGTTCAGACGGTAGCACAGGATCAGGCTATGTTACTTATACAACCGGAACTACTCTTCACGGTTATTCAACGGGTGACACTGTAATCCTAAGTGGATTTAGTCCTGATGGATACAATGGCACCTTTACTGTTACTGCCACACCAACAACTTCAAAATTTACCGTTGCAAATACAACAACTGGAACACCAACCACTTATGGAACCGTGTTGACCACTGGCTCCGTTCCCGTTTATGTAGCGGCAACTGATACAACTGGAGCCACTCAAATTCCAGACGGAATATATGTCAATGTTGTTTGGAAATATACTCCATCAAACCACTTTACCGCTCAGCTTTACACAAGCATGTCGGACATTATTAATAAATTTGGTCCCGCTTTTGTTGAACCCGATCAAAAAACTATTAATCAGCCAATAACTCTTGCCGCGTCTTTAGCCTTTCTTAATGGAGCTACTAGGGTATGGATTCAACCTTTGTTTAAATTAGTAAACAACGTACCAACGCAACCATCAGACTCGGAGATTGCTGATGCCACAGCAACTTGGAACCCAACCTTGCAATTGCTGCAAGGTTTGGATAATTTAGGCGTAATCGTTCCAATTATTGGTCAAAGCCAAGGTGGCAATGCAAATTTAACAGATAGTATTCAACTTAACATTATTAAAGAGTGTCAAAAGTATACTGTTGCTCAAAGAGCATCTAATCAAAACTATGTTATTTTAATCGCTGGCGAGGATGGCGTATCTAGTTCAAATGGACTTGCTAACACATTACGCGCACATGTGGCCAGCTTGGATAATGACCAGCAGGCTGTACTTGTTTCTCCAACAAAATTTCAAACTGTGTCTCCAAAGGGCGCTAATGTAGATATTGGTGGACAGTACGCTGCGGCTGCCGTTGCAGGTCGCATGGTTAGTTTTGCGCCTTCAAAAACTTTGACTCGTAAGAGCCTTCTTGGTTTGACTTATGTTGATCCAAGGAGTAAAGATGATAAAAACCTTGATGCTCAAAACGGTCTCTTTGTTATTGAAACTAATAACAATGGTGTTACACAGGTAAGGCATGCATTAACTGTCAACACTCAAACTGTTGCTAAATCAGAACTTTCAGTTGTTAGAGCAAAACAAAAAATGGTTACTTCCATTATGCAGACAATTGATAATCAAATTATTGGCACCGTTGTCGCTGACAACAACGCTCCGCTTGTTATTGAAAGCGCAATTAGAGGTGTATTACAAACACTTGTTAGCGATGGAGACATTGTTGGTTACGGGGATGTCGTCGCTACTGTTAGAGCGATTAGCCCAACAATTATTGACGTAACTTTTAGTTATCGTCCATCATTCCCAGTCAATTACGTCAATGTATCATTTGCCGTAGATCTCACATCAGGATCATCAACATTAACTAATACAAACAATTCAGGAGTAGCAAATGGCTAGTGACCTTATTGGCGCAAAAAATAGAATTCGAATTGCAGGTTCTGGTTTTACAGTTTTTACATGGGATGACAAACCTATTCTTTTTGCTAAACAAATTGATCATGTTTCACCAATTCCCGTTTCTCCAACTAAGGAAATTCATCCGCTTGACGAGCCATACCCAGTAGAGCTAATTACGTCTCAAGCTGCGGGAATGGGTTCAATTACCCTTCAACTTTTTGAACTTTACGGCGCTCAAGTTTGGGAAAGACTTGCTAGTTATCTTGGTGGCGATGCTGCTGGTACATCAACTGTTACACAGGATTCTATTCTTGGTAAAGGAAATGGTCCAGTTGATATTGTAGGCATTTTTAATGCAGTGTCTAATTCACCTCGGCCAATTCGCATTGTTAAGTACATTAAGCCTCCACAAATTCGTGGTAAGACGATGAAACCTTATACAGAAGAATATCATAATTGCGTAATTTCTAATGTTGAAGATGGCGAACAAATTGAAATTGGCAAGCTTGAAATTGTTAAAAATGTACTTGTAAATTATACCTTTATGACACGCGGCGGACGTAATCCAATGCTTAATCGTCGTTCAACAAACCTCGGTGGCGTTACTCCTTACGATTCAACGACCACTTCGTTTGGTTAATTTATAAATAAAGTTTAAAGTAACCCCATTGCGGGTTTATAAAGAAAGGTTATGATGGAAAATAGTTTTGAAGTTAAAGACGAGTTCCCTGATGAGGCTATTGAAGATGTGAATGGCCTGCTTTGGCTTGGATACCTTGAAGATGTCGTTGACTATTGCGGTCATGAATTTGTTATTAGAACTCTTCGCTTAGAAGAGCAATTATTATGTTCTCTGCTTATTAAAGAATATAATGAAACTATTGGTCAAGGCAAAGCTTGGGTTGCTGCTCAAGTTGCCTTATCCTTAATTTCTGTGGACGGCGATGAAGAATTTTGTCCAAAGGCCGGATTTAATAAAAAGGATAACGCCAGAGGACGATTTAATTATTTAATTAGCAATTGGTATGAACCAACAATTGTTCATATTTACAATGCTTATTTAAAATTACTTGAAAGACAGGCTTTTGTCCTAGAGGAAATGGAAAATTTATCACAAGAGAGTCTGAGTACCTTTACGGCCTCGCCAGACTCTTCGGTGCAGAGGGCCGATTCGTCAACGGTGATGGAGATTATGGATATGCTGGAGACGGACGATCAGGATTAAATGCTGTTCAACGTAAACTTTTGATGTATAAGATTTCAAGAGATTCAAAAATCCAATTTGAACAAAAAGAAATTGAATTAAAAAATAATATTTTTATTTCTAATCCTGATTTATATAGTACATTGTTTGATGATAATCAAACAGAGGAAGATTTTGAAATTGAGGCGGTTGTTCCTGAAACAGAGGACGACGTTAATAAATTGCTTGCCGAATTAAAACGGGAAGGTGTTATTAAGTAACCAGTTTCTCCATAGGTTTATCTCTTGCTCAGTTCCTTTGTAATAAAGAGATGGGCTAATTGAATTCATAGTGGGTCCTCGCCATGGTAGAGGCAACTTCTTTTTTTGATTATAAACCGAAGGCAACCCAAGGCAAAATGCTTTCCATTCATCTTGCCAGTACCCAGATTCAGTCCAAATCTTTTTGTAATTGTAATATTCTGAATCAAATGGCGTTGGCAAACTAAGCGAGGTAAGATTCCAACCTCCAGTTTCGCCCGACATGTAATAATATTGATAAACATACTTTCGATAAACTTCCCAAGGATCGACTCCGCCTTGCTTCTCTAAACGCTTGCGTTGCTCTATTGTCTCTGAAACCCACCAATTAATTATTGAAATAGTAATCAATAAACCGGTAATTTTTAAAAAATTTGTATTTGATGCTTCGTTTGAATTGGAATTATTCCTTTGAAGAAAAATGACAGACAACCAGATTGCAAATAAAATTTTGTTTAGAGTTATTTTCATGGTTTCAACATTAGCATAAATAGAATGGAATTACAATGCCAGACCCAAACAATATAGAAAACATAGGCAATGCCGCCATTCTTTCAATTTTGGGCGAAATTAAAACCGTTTTATCTGAAATTAATACTGGTGTTAGGATTGGTGGTGGCGCAGAAGCAGGAGGTATAGGGGGCGAAGCTTCTTCTGAATCACATCCTCCTAATTCAACTATTACTCCTAGCGGACCAAGTAGTAGCATGTTTAAAATTGCTTCTGCTGCTGCAAGCAAATTAAGCACTTCTTTGGAGGCAAATAGAAGTAAACAAGAAAAAGAAGATGGCATTAGTCGCCCTCCTAAATTACCAGAAAGAGCCGCCGAACGAAGCGCTCAATTCTTTTCTAAAGCTGGGTCAAATTACGTTCCCGCAGCTAAAGAATTTGTAAGTACCGTGTCTGATGCTGGAGCTAAATATGGAAAAATAGCTACGCAAATGAATCAAATTGGAGAGATGCAGGGTATCAGCGGATCAGGTGGAGACATTACTATTCCGGGAACAAGCGTTGGTTTTCGGTCGCCGTTCAATGATGCTTTGGTGGCAGGGTTAAAATTTAAAGCAGAGGCATTAAAAACTGGCATGCAGGCTGGTATCACTACCGGTCAAGCAGAAGAATACGGTAAAACAACTATTGGAATGGGTTACAATCAAGGAACTTCTGGATTTGATTCTATTTTTTCGGGATTAGTTGATTTAAATAAAAGCCTTGGGTCGGGCTTTGCAAGTGATCCGCAAGTTCAAGAAATGCTTGATAAATCAACTAGGTATGGAACTAATAGCGTCAAGGATTTTACTGACGCAATGAAGGATTTAGTTCCCGCCGCAAGGTCTGCTCATGTTAATATCAAACAAATGACTAGTGATGCGGCTGCATTTGGAGACTTAGCAAGAAGTACAGGGGGAACATATCTAAGCGGAGTACAAACGATGACTGCAATGGCATTAAGTACCGGTCTTAACGGCGCAACAATTGGTCGATTGCAGTCATCTGGATTAGTTCAAGCAAACTTAATGAGAGGCGCACAACTCAATCCATGGCAACTTGCTCAAGCAACCTCTGGGCAAAGAACTGACGCTATGTATAAAACCATAGACATGCTTTATAATCAAATGGGACCTGCTCCAAAAGACACCTATACAAAAGATCCTACGACTGGACTCATGATAAGGCATTCTGGTCAAGATAAACGCGACGCTGATGTTGCCGCAATGCTTAATATTTCCGTTGAAGATTTACAAAAAACGAGAAGAACTGAGGCGACTTCTAAAAGTCGCGCTGTGGCTGAATCTGGATTTCAGGCGTATACTCAAAATGTCGCTCAGCTTGCTACAGATCCAAAAAAAGCAAATGCGCTTGCAGCACTTGCAACTGGTCAAACTAACGCGACGCAAGGTTTGATAAATGCCATGCATAATGCCGGTTTAGATCAAAAGGCAATCGATCAAGTAATGGCTGCTGGTCCGCATGGGCCTAATTTAACCGCCAGTCAGTTAGTTAAAAGAGCAAATGCTCAAAAGGCCGAATTTGAAAAATTAATTGGTCAGACTGGGGCGGCGGAAAACACTCCTCAAGGGGATAATGTAGTTACAATTAAATTATCAGATGAAAGTAGACGATATCTGCAAATTGATGGAGATCCTAGTGGCGAAACTAAAATTACCGTGGGGTCAGGTGGCGTTCGTACATCAAGCAAGGGTCCGCCTGCATATAAACGAACTGGTAAGACTACTAGCGGGGGTTAAACTTAATGCACGAATTAATATTTAAACATCCATCCATGAAAGACAGTTTAGTTGTTAATGTAAAACCTAATGAAATCGTATGGGCGTATGGGTTAAATACTGTCAATTATTCAACATATGGAGGAGAAGTTGTACAAATTTTATCTATGTATGTTGACGATTTAAATATTAGTGGAGAAGTTAGAACATATAGAGATATTGAAACTATTTATAAGTGGTTCATATCTTATATGCAAAACGCTACACAGGGTCGGGCAGGTGATCCTAAATATGACAGTAGACCCGTTGAAATGCACTATCCTCATAGAGATTGGAAGTTTTCTATTTGGCCTAAGAATTTACCCGGATTTACATATGGTACCGATGTTGTTGCACCAACATGGCAACTTCAAGCAGCGGTTTCTGAATTTGATGAAAAATTTGAAGATTCCGTCTTATCTTCTCAAGACTTTGCAGGCGTTTCTACTGAAGGTGGATTTGATCCATTTGGTACAGCCACGGCAGAAATAGGATTTCATGAAAATAACCCTTGGAGCGCGCCGACAACCAAACAATACAAACAAAATGATCCAAATAGATGGAATGATGAGGTCACTCAATTTTATGGAAAGATTCTTCCGGCTTGGCTTGATAAAGCAGATTTTTCATCGCTTGGAGCAGATGTTTCTATACCTAAATGGGGACAGAATAAGAGTTCATAATGGCAAAAGAAAAAAATAATAAAACTCGTCCCAAGTCTCCTAAAAGACAAAAGAATGATGGTTTTTATAAAAACAATGCATATAAGCAAAGGTCTCAATACGAATCAAAAGAATTACAAATTCTTGAAAATCGATCTGACAAGGGCTATGCAGTTAGTACGCCAAACATCAGCCCGGACAACAAAGGAGAAAATTGGAACGTTGCATTGCTATCTCCATTTGGCGCGTACATGAAATTGTGGGTTAATGAAATTAAAATTGATTTTTCTTTATCGGGTACAACAGGTCAAAGTCGCTATCGTAGACAATTCTTTCCAAGAGCATTTAATCAACCAAGGATGATTGTTTCAGGATCCATGCCAAATCAAAAAGAGTACAATAGGTTGGCATCTTTTGTTAGAGAGTGTCATTTTGCCGCAGTTACTGGCACACAAGACTTTTATGCAAATAAAGAAGGACAGTCTGATAAAGCAAGAAAGGGAGCCAGTGTAAGCGCTCAAACAATTTCTTTACTTGTTAAAGATTCAGGTCCTAGCGTTGTTAAATCCGCTCCTTTGCATACCAAAGGTGGTCACTTACCTTTAAAAGTTGAAGGATATATTACAAATATACGCGCAGGGGCTACAAAATTTAATTTTGCTCCTGATTTTGAATTTGAATTTATTCCAGCGTATTCGGTTATGAAAGCTGATAAAATTGGAATTTACGAAGATATAGAGGATGACGGAAGTCACGTTTCATCATGGATGGACATTTATAAAGTTATTGGTCCACAACAAAGGAATCCAAATCAACCGCTTGGCTCGGGTCAACCAGTTAGAAACCCTCAATCAACTACAACTGTAACGGCAACGCGTGACACTTCATCTTTTGGTGCAACTAATCCTAATATTATTAAAGATCGCAAAAATTTTGCAGACGCTGTTAGAAATGGAACAATTGGCAAATCAAACGGCTCTGCTACTAATTCCCATAACCATAGAGCTGATCCAAGAAGTTATGGTTTTGGTGGGAATAAATGAAGAGGCTAGTTTATTCTCCATCAGTTAATGTTTGGATTAAAACCGATACTGGCGTTTTTGATTTAAGCCCTTATATAACCGGATTTAATATTGACCGCAGAATTACTGCAACTAGTTATGCTAGTGTAAAATTTAGAAATCCAAAAGTTGATGACGGCCAAGGTGGGACAAGAATGCTTTTTACTGAACATTCATCTAATGGTTCAATTGGTCCCATGTTCCATCCAATGGACCCGATCACAATTGTTTTAACTCGTATTAAAGGTCGCCCTGTTCAAGTTTTTAGTGGTTACTGCGACACTACTCCATATATACAATTGTTACCGGGCGAGGCAGAGCTTACTGCTTCTTGTACTCTTAAAAGGTTACAATACACTTATTGGGATCCCGCTTTGCCCTTTGTACGAGACTTTATGAATAAAACAGGTTGGTCTACAACCGCCGAAGGAACTTCATTTAATCCGGATAATCATTTTAGCGGACCTTTACACGATGGTAGCATAGGTTATCTTTTACATCAAATTTTAACAGAAATTGGTGGATGGAATGATAAAAATATTTATATTGAAAAGTTGCCTAGTAAACAAATTTCTACTATAGTTAAAAAATTATACAGCGATACATCTAAAGAAAACGTTTCATCCATGAAAGAATTTCATGATTTTTTAAGTCAATTAATTGGATCTTCAAATTATGGTGCCGCCAATACTACACCGTCAAATACTACAACTGGTTAAAGTTTTAAAATGAAAAGATTAGTTTATTCTCCATCAATCAATGTTTGGGTCAAAACCGATACCGGAGTTTTTGATTTAAGTCCTTATGTAACAAATTTTGCCGTTGACCGCAGAATTACCGCAACTAGCTATGCCTCTGTTACTTTTAGAAATCCTAAAGTGATTGACGAAAGAGATTCAAATAGAACTCGTTTTTTATTTACTGAACATATTTACTCAGATAATTCGGTTCGTCCTATGTTTCATCCAATGGATCCAATTATTATTACATTAACTCGTATTAAAGGTAGACCCGTCCAAGTGTTTACCGGTTATTGCGATACTACGCCGTATGTTCAACTACTGCCGGGAACCGCTCAAATACAAGCTTCTTGTACACTCAAAAGACTGCAATATACTTATTGGGATCCCGCACTTCCTTTTGTACGAGATTTTATGCTTGCCAATGGTTGGGGCGTTAGGGACGACGGAACTGCAATAAATTTTTCAGTTGAAGAAAGAGCAAATGCAAGTAAAGATAGTAGTTTAGGATCTCTTCTTTTAAATATTTTAAAAGAAATCGGTGGATGGAACGATAAAAATATTTACATTGAAGGTTTGCCAGAAAGTATTAAAACTACTGTTGCAAAATTATATGCGGATAATGCAAAAGAAAGTTCTGAATCTATTAATCAATTTAATGATTTTTTGCATAAATTAATTGGTGGTTCAGCATATGGTTCCCTTTCTGGACAATCAAACTCTTCTCTATCTAATAGTAGTCATGGAACAGTTCCTGTAGCACCCCAAGGCGCTCCTCAACTTTTACAGAAATGGATTACTGAAGCTAATAGAATTCATAATCACACAACTGTTTATTCTAAAGAAATGGCCAGAAGTACATTAGATCATCTTACTAATCCACCTACGGCTTTAGACGGATCGTATTTCTTTGACTGTTCAAGTTTTACATCTTACATGATGAAATTTATTGGTAAATACGGTTTAAGTTATGCTGAAAGATCCGGATGGTTTGCAAATAATTGGGGAGTTCCCGGCAAAGGAAGATATATGACGGTTTGGGCTAACTCTGAACACGTTTTTACTGAAATAGTTGATAAAGATGGAAAATCTAAATTTATTGGGACATCAGGCTCAGTTGAAAAAGCTAATCACGGAGGTATGTACGGTCATACCCATACTGTTGGTTGGTTAGATAGTTATCCCACTGCTGGATTTACGCCTAGGCACATAGAAGGTTTGTAATGAAAAGATTAGTTTATTCGCCATCTGTAAACGTTTGGATTAAATCGGACTCGGGAGTTTTTGATTTAAGTCCTTATGTAACAAGTGTGCAAATTGATCGCAGAATTGGCGCTACTAGCTATGCAAGAGTAAAATTTAGAAATCCTCGGGTTTCAGATGAAAATAACTCTGGTCAAGTTAGATCAATGTTTACTGAAAGCGCTTCAAGTGATGGAAGTATTCGCCCTATGTTTCACCCGATGGATCCAATTACAATCACTATGACTCGCATTAAAGGCAGACCAGTTCAGGTTTTTAGTGGTTACTGCGATACCACGCCTCACGTTCAACTGTTGCCGGGAATTGTAGCAATTGATGCCTCTTGTACAATTAAAAGATTGCAGTACACTTACTGGGACCCCGCCTTGCCTTTTATACGAGGGTTTATGCTTGCTCACGGATGGGGAACCGGTCCCGATGGATTAACTTTAAGTCCTGAAAATGAGGCTCGTAAAACAGCCGGTTTAAATGATACTAGTATCGGCAATTTACTTTATTCGGTTTTAACAGAAGTGGGTGGATGGAGTCCCGATAACGTTTATATTGAAAAGTTACCCGGTGAACAAATTTCTACTATAGTTAAAAAATTGTATGACGATATAACAAAAGAAAACGCTTCATCAATTAAAGAATTTCATGAATTTTTAACTAATTTAATTGGTAGTTCTAAATACGGTAATTCTACTTATGCCAATGGCGGTAATACTTCTAACACCGCAGGAGAGGGCAATAAAGACACTTCTGTAAAAAATGTAGGAAAAGATTGGGTATCGCTTATTAATCATTATTCAAATGGCAGATACAACTCCGAACAAGTTTATCGCAAAGCGTTGACCAACGGTAGTAATGGTGGCAACCCTAATGATAGAAACATTGTTGCTGAAAAAGCTAAAAAATGGAAGGTTCCCTTTTCTGTTTTATGGGGAATCTATGGTCACGAAAGCGGATTTGGGAAAGACAAAGGAAGTTATGAAAAAATGCCAAACTTTGGTTTAACTTATAAATACCCCGGAAATACCAATCTCGGTCCCATAAAGAGTAGATACATTGGAACGTCTGGAGATTTTGTTACCGACGCAGAAGAAGTAGCAAAAAGTATACATGATTTGTACAAAAAATACAATGGTAAAGAACCTCAAAATTAATTATAAAAGGTAAGTTAAATGTCAAACAATTATTTAAAAGGTAAATTAAGAACAAAAGCTCCAAATAGTAGGGATGCTAAAACGATTTATCCATTTCCAAAAAGCTCTCATGTAAAACTTAATTTACTTGCAGGTTATAAACTTAATGGAAAAACTGGCACTTTTTATCAAATGGATGGCAATCAAAATCATTTGCTTGCTATGTATGATGGGGTTGTTGCAAAAAATGTAGCGCGTCAAGAAAGTGACGGATCGAATTCAACAAAAAGCATTTCTGTTCTTTTAAATGAGCCTTTAATATATACTTCAGACAATAAAACTAAAGTCAATATTGATCAAGTAGTTTATACCGCATTTGATAAAAATGGAAACGTTGTCGATATTGACCCTCCACAAAATTTTGACCTTTCTGGAGTTACCGCTGGAAATATTATTGGAGAGGTTAATGCAAATGTTGCTTATGTGCGAGTTACCCTTGGTCCTCGTAGTCAGTTGGGTGGAGGCGGTCCATATTCAGACGAAATATCTACATACGTTGGACTGTTTGGAGAAAAAGTTGATGGAACGCAAGTTCCAAACCCAACTTCGGGTGGAACCTCTGGCGCAGATCCCGGACAAATAGCAACAGCAGCGGCCTTTTCTTCTTATTTTACATTGCCAAGCATTTTGGAAATGAAAGAGGCCATTTTGCTTACCGGGCAAAGAAGTCTTCTTAATGATAAGCCGTTACTGCCATTTGTTGAACAAATTGCGGCGGGTTCACTCAGAGAATTTATGTCTCTTCCTAATGGAGATTTTTATGCGTTTTATCCAGATTATTTTGGTGGACTTGGCAAAACCGCTTATTGGGTTATTAAAGATATTGAAATTATAGACGGAAAGATAGATTTGTCCGACGATGAATTAGTAACTCATATGTATGTTGTTGGTGACACAATGGGTAGCGAAAGCGGAATTGGATACGGCACGGTTGATTACATTGATAGGATTAATACAGCGGGAGTTATTAATGTATTCAATGCGTTTATGGCGGATTTTGTTAATGGTCCATCGACATCTGCAAGCGAATCTGGAATGGGTTCCGCCAAACCAAGTTTGCAAAAAAAGGAAGACGCTATTAAATTTCTTCAAAAATATGGAGCTAGACCACTTACAGAAGAAGTTGCGGCAATTAGATCTCCAATTTATGAAACTTTTTTGGCCTATCAACGATTTTGCTACATGTGGGCCAAGCAATTTAAAACAACATTTGAATTTACTTTTATGCCGGAGCTTTACCCCGGCGGAATTGTAGAATTTGAAGAACACGGGTTGCAATGTTATATAGAGCGGGTAGTACATAATGGTTCTTATGAATCTGGATTTACAACTACAGCGGAGTTAACAGCACCATCGGCAACAAGAGATGATTCTGGAAACCCGCATAACCCAGATAAATCTTGGGTTCACGCCGGAATGATTAGATCTTGGGATAATCCCACCTCAGATGAAGTTGGCTCTCCTAAGGGCGCATATTAACAAGAAAGGTAAATTATGGCGGTACAAGATCACATGAAACCGGGGTATGGTCCTCGCAGAGCCTGCACAATTACTACAGTTCATCCAAAAACTAGAAAAATAGAAGCGGCTTTAAAAGATCAAACAGTTGTTCAAATTGCAGTCTTTGATACAAGAGAATTTTTTGCTTGGCCAAAAGTTGGAGAAAATTGGATTATTCGACAGGCAAATGGAATTTGGACCCTTGATCGTCGTGCAGATAACACCGATGATCTTAAAATCAATGATCTTGAACCGGGTCATGGAAAAATTGCAGCAGATGTAGTAAAAACTCCTACTGGTAAATCAGTTGTAATTACCGATGATGCTAAAGCTGAAGGTCATTCTGTTTTATCTTACATAGATGATAAATGGCAGCCAAATGCCGATTTACAAATTAAAAGTTTAAGCGTTAGTGAAAAAGTTGTTTTTGGCGCTGGCGTTGAAATTTCAACTATATCTTCTTCTGGAGTAGGACAGGAAGCCAGTTTAAATTTAATTGAAACCGTGGGAGCAAAATATATTACTTTAAATGGTGGAAAGGGAACAATCAATCTTTCTGCGGCAAATCCCGAAGATCCGGATTCTGTCGAACTAGCTAAAAAATCTTCAGTTATTTTTGATAATAATGGATTAATTCAATTTTCTAAACAAGGGACAATTGACTTTAAATCCGCTAGTTTTATTTATTTAAATAGCAGTGCTTCTGAGAATGGCACTTCAGATGTTGCCGGAAGTATTTTTGTTGGAACTCTTGCTCCTTCGCCAGTAGCATCAATTAATTTTTATAAAAATCCTAAAAAAATTGAAATCAAAGATTCTCTTTTTGTTGATAGCGATGTAGAAATTACGGGAACTTTAAAAGTTAATACTACCAATGTAACAAATGTAATTGGTCAAACTGTAACTGGGACCGATTACGTTTTGGCTAAAAATGATCTATATGTTGGAACAAGTTCATCAACCAACACCATTCATCTAAATGGATTAGATGGATCAGCTAGATTTAATGGAATAGTGACTGCTAGTGGAGGAGTTGATACTAATGGTGGAAACATACATTCTGATGCCGGTGTAATTTATACTACAGGTGGAGTTGATGCCACGGGAGGGAATGTTAGAGCTGACCATTTTTATATTGGATCGGGAACTGGAAATCCTTTGGCTACTCAACTTTGGACACAAAATTTAACAGGATATGATAGTGATAATAATAATTGGATTGTAGTTAGATGGACCATAACTCCTTCAAATTTTAATGTAATTTATTTTGAACAAATATGGCCCGTTAATTCAACTCAAGGCACTTTATCTGCGGGGCAAGCTAAAACAATTTATTCAAATCAAGAATTGCCTAGTATTATACCCAATAATAGCATACTTCCATTATCTTCTGCTTTTTCTGGAGCTTCAGGAAATGGTTGGGTTTATACTTCAGCCGTTGGTTATGAAGAGGCAGGTAATCATCAAATTAAAATTGCTATTATTAATTCAACAGCAAATGATAGAGTTGGTACTGGTTACGTTAAAGTTTTTGGATGGAAGTTTGGATAGTAACCCTCCCGGATACTTTTTTCCGACAGGTTAATTAGTAAGATGACTTGGAGTTTAAAATTACAAAACGGAGATTTGTCAATTGGATCGCAAGGTTTAGAAACCGTTGATAATGAACGTAAAATGATTCAAGATTTAACTCTTGAATTAAAACAACCAATGGGATCAGATATAAACAACCCTTCATATGGTTCGCTTATTGATGGAGGCATAAATTCCGATGGAGTAATTTATGAAAGTATTATTGGAGACACTGACCTATCAATGGTTGATTTAAGGGTAAGGTCAGAAATTTCAAGAATAATTAGTAATTATCAATCTAGGCAATTAGCTAGGGCCAAAGCTGACAAAATGAAATACAATTCACAATCTTTGACCAAGGGAGAAGTTTTGGCGGGAATAGAAGCAATTGACATAAATCAAAATTTAGACAAACTAGATGTGAGAGTTCATTTAAGAAGCGCTTTGGGATCCGTTGAAACAATTGAAATTATTTTAGGTTTATAATGGCTAGTCAACAACAAATTATTAATAACATTATCAATGACCTTAGGTTTAAGGTTCCTTCAATGTCCCTTATTGAGGGAACGCCCGAGCGTAGAATCATTGAGGCCGTCGCTCAAGCAATTGCCGAAAATCAAATTGATTTAAATATTTTAAATGGCGGCCTTGATATTGATGCCAAGGTTGGATCTGATCTTGATAACATGCTTGGCCTTTTTGGTTTTGGTCGCCAAGTCGGAACAAAAGCAAGCGGATTTTTAAAATTATCTAGAAATACTAATGCTGATGCACCGTTGAGAATTCCTGCTGGCACTCAATTTTTGGCTAAAGCAGCTAATAATGGATCCGATGTTATTTTTATCAGCAATAGGTCAGTTATTATGGCCGCTGGAACAAAAGATGTAATAGTTCCCATTGAGTGCATTGAATCCGGCGAAAAAGGTAACGTTCCAGCAAATACAATTACCGATTGGAATGGCGCTGCTATTAACAGCATTATTAGTATTAATAATGAAGCTCCAATTGTCGGCGGAACAAATAAAGAGTCCGATGACAATTTAAAAGCTCGATTTACGGCAACTGGACCATTTAGAAATTTGGCGGGAACTAGGGATAGCTATTTAGCCCTTGCTTTATCTACGTTATCTAAAAAAGCAACTATCATTGGACCATCTTCTAAGTATACAGAATACATTCAAGTTCCTGAGCTTCCAGATGATAATGGTGGAAATAGCTCTGCGTTGAATTACACAACTGCGTTATCAACAAACACTAATGCTAAGTTTATTTATGACAATTTACCATATCACGTATCAGATGATACAACATCATTAATTACTATTTATACTCAAGATGCAGATTTTGTAATGAACACCAGCCCTTCGGCTAAAAATAAAGGTGACGCATATAGAGAATACGTAAATGGAATTAATTTAGACCCATTAAGCACTAGTGCTCCAACTATATATCAACCAAATGTTACGTTTACAAATGTATACACTGGTGATCAAAAAAACATTCAAACCGTTAGTCCAAAAGACGTTTTGTTTTTTGAATATTCTTATCTTTCTTCTGCTTCAAGAAATGATTATTTAAGAGGTATATCTAATTGCGTCGATATTTATGTTGATAATTCTGATCCAGTTTTAGCCAATGTTGAAATGGCTAGGCCGGGTAATTATATTCCTGTAAAAACTTTTGTTCAAGATGATAAAACAAATTACCTTTATTATCAAAATTTTAGAAGAAAAAATGATAATCAATCTTGTCCAGTTCCCGGTCATATTTACACGCCTATTTTAAATCAACCATTAGTTGAATTACCAAATATGATTTCAACTGCTAATGGAACTTTTATTAAAAATGTTCATTATTGGGAGGTCGAAGATTTCACTGATTTGAAAGGCACTATTAGAGCTAGAGATGGAATTGAGTGGGCAACAAAAATTAGAGCAATGTCAAGCGGCGATTCAGAAACTGGCCCTTATAGTGGTCAATATATAACTGATAGCGCCGCTGTTACTGGTCTGCTTACATTGGGCATTAGCACTAGTGCGGACGCCGTTGGTGGTATTGGCACCATAATTAAATTTAATGAATCAATTCTTTTTCCTGATTTTGGAAAATTAATGATTGATAATGAGCAGATAAGTTATCAAAAAATTGTAGATACTCCGACTCCCGCTAATAGCGGCTGGATGCCATTTCTTTCTTCTGATCCTGCGTCTGGAACCGATCAATATATTTGGTTTGGAAGCACTGCTGCTTTGCAAAAATATGGAACTACAACGTTGTCTGCCAATTTGTTATCGTCAATTACTACCGGCGGTTCAATATCTGTTACTGCTAATATTAACTTGCCTCAACCAGTTGATACTAATGGTAGTCACCCATTTGTTGTTTTAATTGATGAAGAATTAATATCTTATAAAACGACTAGTACTACAACAATTAATGGTGTGACCTACATCACTGGGTTAACAATTCTTGCCCGTGGCGTTAATGGAACAACGATTTCAGATCATAAATCTGGCGCGACTGTTAGTTCTTTTGTATGTTATAAAGATTCGGCGTACCGTTGTAAAACTTCGTATACTTACAATACTGGATCGAGTACAGTACCATATCCAACTACTCCAGATTTAGATAATTATTATTGGGAAAAAATTGGCAATCGTTTACGTTTTGACGCTAGGGGCGATAATTCAACTACAGCCGTTTCTCATTTAGCAAAAAGCAATATTCAAACATTGTTTGATACTACTGAACAAATCTTATCTATTGAAAATTATACTTACAATGGAAATATTGTAACTCTTCAAGCGCGAGTAGACGATGCCAAACAAATAACAACCGACGCATTGGTTCACGAAGCAACAACTCGTTATTTTAAACCTGATATCACAGTTATGTATGACAAGGGTCAAAATCCTACAACTGTTAATAACAATATTGTTAATAGTTTGAAATTTTATTTTGACAATCAATATTTTGGTTCAACTATTCAACTTTCAGATATTTTACAAATTATTCATAATACCAGCGGCGTAGATAATGTCAAATGGTCTAAAGACAATCTAGTTGCTTCTGTAGATAGCGCTGGTGATCCTAGGAATCGTTTAACTGAAGTTAATAAATATGGAAATAGTGCAAAATATTCTTTACAAAAAATAAGTATTGGCGAAGGCGACTTAGGAGGAACACAGGCGACCTCTTATCTATTTTATTTAACTGATGAAAATTCTTCAGGAAAATTACAATTTAATTATAATAACAATGATATTTTTGTAACACTTGACGCTAATTTAAATGCTAGCGTATTGAATTCTAAATTATCATCTTTTGCCTCTGTGTCCGCTGTTAATTCAAATGCAAAACCAACAATAGATAACCCTTACACAATTACTTATTCAAAAACAAATGATGTAAATGAATTAACAATTGTAAATCCAGAGTTAATTATTGAAACTAAAAAAACTTTCAATAATGACTTTTTACTCGGAGACAATCAATTAACATCGCTCGCCCTGTTGCAAGATGCTAGCACGGACATTTCACAAATTATTACAATTAGGGTTAAAGCTCAAAATACTTGGAATAAAGTTTAACATTGGGGCTTTAAATGGCAACTGGCGATAATCCAACATATAATGCAGTAATAGATCAAACGTTTTTTGTAGAGCCTAATAAAAGCTCTGCTAACGTCAAAATGTTGATTGATCAGGGTTGGTTTCCTGAAGAAATTTTTGACACTTCCCCAGATTCAATTCTTTCTAAATTTTTTGAGTCTTTAATGGGAATCAATGGCGTTGGTTCATTACGTAAAACTTTTTATGAATCAAGATTAGTTTTAGAAGCAAATCATTTACAAAATGAACAACTTGAAAAATTTTACACAAATCCGTTAAAATTTAGTAAAAATATTACTAGTACGCCATTTTACGAAAATTACACGGAGGACCCTTTTGGTGTTTTAACTAAACAGCAGTGGGATACATTAAGAGCTAAAGATGAAAGTTACCGAAATCGCGTATTGGACTTTTTACATGCTGCGCGACTTGGAGGTACAGTAGAAGGATTAAAATTAGCTGCTAAATCTGCCGCAGGTTATGAAGTAGATCTGATTGAAAATTATCAATATATGTTTGATCAACACAGCGATGACGTAATTGGATTAGAAAGTTATCGCAGTAATCAATCTTTTAGAAATTACGATGCCAATGAATTTACGTTTGTACCCAATCAGGAAATTAGTCGAATTATTTATAAAAAAGTTAATTTTAAAATTTTAAACCCTGTTGATTCAGGTTCGATAGTAATTTCTTTTAATGGAGAGGAGGCAACAGTATTATTAAACAGTACAAGTAAAACTATCACCGCTTTAGATCTTTACACGGTTATATCTAATTTTAAAAGCGTAGGGTCTGGCAATGTTTCAGTAAAAGGGTCTTTGTCCTCAGGGTTTGAAATTAAATTTTTTAATAATTATTCAGATAGAGCCGATACCAGTTTTAAAATTGTGAGTAAGTTGTATACTCAAATGGATAAAACTAATCCTATTGAAGTTTTTATTACAGACTATCAATTTACCAATCCTTCCGATGAAGTTTCAGGCATCAATCAATATGATCGTTATTTAATTAACGAAGTTATTGAACGAATTAAACCGGTAAATAGTTATGGAACTTATTCTACTGGTGAAAGTAATTATCAAAATCAAATTTATAGTAAAGTGAGTAGTAGCAGCGCCTATCATGAAGTAATTAATTACGTTACCGGCAGTAACAGCATTCAATGGCCCCCTGTAAATAAAACAAATTGGATTGAATCCGAAATTGAAAAAGTTGCTTCAAAGACTCAAAATGCATCTAGTCAACATTATAGATGTTTTCATTCTCCAATTAAAATTGCAGCTTATAACGATGAGGCTTTAAACGACGCTTCATATTTATCAAATTTTTCTACCATTGCATCTAATGATGGATATTTATCTGAGCATGCTGGTCCTTTTAATAAAATTTTTGCCGATACATTTAGAAACGTTCCCTTTTTACAAAACGTTTCAAATTCTGAAATTAAAAAAGCCAATTTAGCTTTGGCGGATTTTGCGCAACCTCTAGATGTAACATCTAGATCAGAAGAGTATGACACAAGTTATGTCAACGATTTATATCCAATAACTGATGATTTATATCCAATTATTCAGAATAATAGCACGTACTCTGGTCAATATAAATTTTGGGCTTCAAATGAAAAAACCTCTGGTTCAGAATATTTAGAGGTAGATTTAGGTTCTCCAAAAGCAATTAATTTTATGACTGCACAAATTTTTAAATTACCAATTGATATAGAAATAACTTATGATCAAATTGGATCGGGAAGTACAAGAAGTTTTCAATCCGTGATTCCTCAAAGTAATTCTTTATTTATTAAATCATTGTATTTTAATCCTAGTGAAAAAAGTATTCCATGGAATTATTTAACTTATAATTTTACAGATAAATATGGAAACATTCCTTTTGCAAGGTATATAAGAATTAAGTTTACTAGAAGGTCTGATTTCTTTTTATCAAAAAAAACAGACGGTTCATTTAACCCTTGGCCCGTTTTAGTTAAAAATTTAAGAATAGGTAGAAACGTTTAATGACCGCTTTTACAAATAGTGGAACAATTTCAATAGTTTCTTATGGACACTGTTTTCTTACCGTTCCAGTAAAAACAAATTTAGAAACAGAAGCTAATTTTAAATTTAATGGCATTTCTGTTGATCAAAGTCAACAAAATAATTTTCTTACCGGCAATTCAATTTCAGCTTGTCAAGAATTTAAATTTCCTTTAGATTACATTAGAGCGAATCAAACAATTCCTGAATTAAGTGGATTTCAAATTTATGTTTCATCTATTAATAATTTAATTAATTCAAACGATACTGCTTCAATAAAATATTTTGTAGATCGTTATGATCCGTCAATGTATGGTTGGATAAATCTTGCTAGTGGAACTAAGGATTTATTTATTTCTGAAGAGTTTAAAGATTATATAAATTCAAATAGCGAAGATAATTGGTTTAATATTGGATTTGAACCGGTAACTATAGATTCGACTTGGTTAAATAATAAATTTAGATTTAGAATTTTTTGCAATTCTAATGTGACTAAGTTATATTATAAATCGCCTAACCCATTTGTTGATGGAACAGCTTTAGCGGTAGATGGAGTTTCTAATTTTAATCCGACCGACGCATCTCTTTGTTTTAGAATTTTGTCTTCTGCGGCAGACGATAAAATAGACGTTTTTAATAATAAAATTAGATCCTCTGTATATGTTTCTAAACCTTCAAATGTTGCGTCATTAAACGATGAATCCTATTGGATGTCAAAACCCAACCCTTCTAAATTTGCAGTTGAAAATTTATATTTTGATGTTAGCAAAAATAACAATCCAACTTCAATAGATTCAGTGTTTATTGATCCAATTACTCCAAATGTCTATTGCAACATTTATTATTCTAATGATGACACTGGTCCGGGTATTGATAGTGATACTTGGAACAATTTGTTATGGACTAAAATTCCTAAAAATTATCAAATAACTAAAAAACAAAATTACGTATTTCCAGAACCTGTATTTGCAAAATACATAAAAATTGAATTTTCTCATCTTCAAGCGCAGTATTATTCAGCAGGTTCTTTTCAAAAACCAATTCTTTATCAAAAATATCCACAATGGGTTTTTGATTATTTTATTGCAGATTATGAATCAAAAAGAAATCAAACTTATGACCCATTTATTCAAGGTCAATTAGTTGTTAATTTTGATGTTCTTGATTTAGCTTACAATTATTATAAAGGCGACATTGTTCAAACCTCAAATGGTTTAATTGAAATTAATAATCGTAATGAAAATCAATCGCAAATTTTAGATATTATTACAGATAAAAATAATTACAATTCTAAATCAATAGACGCAACAACTTTAAATCAAATTAAAACTTCTTTAAATCAATTTACGTCACATCCTGCGCTGGACTCTACAACTGAAACAACCGTTGGCAAGGCGGCCACTCAATTAGCTTCAACCACTTTAGGAATGAACGTATCGGGTTATAAAATTATGACTGCATCAAATTATCCAATTGAAGAAGTTTCTAGATCAATAGCTGATCCAATGCCCGTATCTACATTGAATCGAGATTCTGTTTTATTTGAAAAATATTTTCCAATTATGTCTTTTTATATTCAATGCCGTCACGAATATAGAGAAGCTTTAGCAAAATTTGAAGATAATAGAGCGTATTTTGTTGGAATTAAAAAAGTTGCGTTTCAAAGATCAAATCATGTTTCAACCAATGATTCTAAAATGTACACTTATGGTATAGGTGAGGGATCATTAAACGTTGAACATAATGACTTTGTTTTCATTGAAGAGTCTTGGAGGGCAAGATGACTTATAGCACGTTTGAAGATTTAGAAAAAACTTATAAAGATTCTATATCTGATGATTTTTCAGATAATAATGGTTTTTGGAATAATTATACAAATTATGATGTTGAACAAGCTGATCGCCTTCTTCTTCAAAAACATACAGACATTCGATCCTTTTATAATCTTTTAACTACGCCTACGTCAGTTTATACTTTATCAAAATATAAAGTTGGAACGTCTGCGGTTGATGCAAAATATTATTTAAGTAATCGGCATTTAAATTCAAATTCAACTAGCATTCAATCTATTGCCTCTGTTAATGAAAATTGGATATCATCATCAACTATTTCTAATTCTAAAGTTTTAAATGGATATTATGGTATTGATTTAACTTGCGCGGCAAATGCAACCACCTCCGCGTACTCTGTTTTAACTTCAAGTGTTATCGATATTTCTAATTATGCAACGTCTGATTACATTGTTGCAACATTTCCAAATTACCCAAGTGGGTCAATTACTGGAGCTTCCTCTTACCTTGATCTTTCATCTGACGCAACTGGAGCGTTTGATTCTAATCAAACAACTTCAATCCCACTTAATAGTACAAATGTAAACCAAATAGGTTCTACTGGTCATTATGAATTAAAATGCACACTTTCTAGTTTATCAAGTGGCAAGTGCGATTTATCTAAAATTGCAGCGGTTAGGTTTAGAATTGCGATACCAAGCGGAGTGTCTTCGGCCCCTAGTTTTAAATGCATAAGTATCAGATGTGTCAGTGTAAATTGGCGCGATTCATTAATTGATATTGATACTGCTAATAATAGAATTTATAAAACTATTCCTAATAATTTTGTTGCATTTCCTACAACAACTTTATTAAATGGTAACACGGTACTTGTTAGAAGCTTTGGAAAATTGTTTACCACAGATGATCCTAAAATTTTAAATGGGTCGATAGCTGCAAATATAGAATTGGGCGACGTTAGTTTAAGTCAGACTGCCAATAACGTTACTTCATCTAATGAATTTGCTTTTTATTTTAATTTAGGCACTCAAAAAACTACGCAAGGAAACCTTGGTGGGCCAAATGCTACAGTAAATCAAACTCAAGGTTACTTAACTGCCGCCGGTAAAAATATAGAATTAATTGACAATGTTTATGTTTCTATAAAACAAAAAGATCTTTCTGTAATTCCAACTGCTGCGCCCAATAGTAATTCACAAAATCAATCAAATTTAAATAATTATTCAAATAAAAATGGTAGATTGCAAAGCGATCTTAACGCAAAAAATCAAGCAGAATTAAATCAAAATTTAAATCTTAACAAAATTGATTATTTAAAAATTAGTTTTAATTGGTATAAAAATGCTTCTTCGTCTCCAAGCGATTATCAATGTGTAGTTAAAATTAATGATTCTTTAACAAATTTATACACATTTTTAATTCCTAACAATAATTTACAAAAATCTAAAATTATATTTAACCCTGTTTTAGAAGATGATTACATTCAAATATTTGTTTATAAATATAATGAATATGATCAACCCAAATTAATTTATAAAACAAATAAAATTTTTAATACGCTTTTGTTTTCTAGATCAAGAGGCAGAATTGGATGGTCTGCAATTTTAAAAGATGCAGATTCTTATATTAATTTTATTCAATCTAGAGGTTTAGTTTACGGTGAATATAAGTCTAATGCGGCAAAAAGTCGAACTCCGGTTAAGGGAGTCAAATTGTTTTCGGATTATTCAAAAGATGTAGAATTAGTTACTTCTTTGCAAGGTTATAATGGCGCTGTTATTTCAGATGATAAAGAAAAATATAATAATGTAATTAGTACTAAAGTTTATTTATCTTCTAATTCGTTTATGAAAGGATTAACAACTAATCAATTTTATATTGAAGATATCAAAGACATATCTATTAATTTAAACATTTGGTCTTTGACTAATAAACTTAAATTTATTTTAATTAATTCTAGAGATCAGAGTATAATTTCCTTAATTCCAAATTATTATAAAACTGGCGTTTGGTCTAATATAAATGTTAATTTTAAATCCGATTCTTTTGTATGCGGTAATTATAAATTTGCAATAATTTATGATAACACTATAGATGAAATGCAATGGTGGGTTAATAATTTATCAATTAAAAAAAGATTAGTTAGTTGGGAAACTAGGTCTGATTCTAATTCATTAATTAATTATGATTCTGAAAATTGGATCAATATTAAAAAAACTATAAATAATATAAATGACGGAGTTCTTTTTGATCAAAAAGGAACTAATTTACAATTTAGAGCTAGGGCTAAGAGTCATTATGCTTCTATTGATACTATTAAAATTTCCCCAATTTATGCTACATTGGGCAACTTTGTTTGGAGGGATGAATCATGAAAAAAATTCAAAATTTAATGTTAGTTAATTTACAACCTACGCTTAGTATTAAAAGTAAAACTAATCAAAATTTTCCAAAATATGAAATTACAAATGTAAAATCATATTACGATAATAATGGTACTATTTCAAGTGTTAGTCGAATCGCTGGTTCAGATATTTCATCGCCTAATAATCAAGATGCTTATGCTCAATTTGGTAATTATTATTATGTTCCTAAATTTGATTCAACTTTTACAGATCCAACTTTGTGTCGGGTTAATTATTTAATTTCTTTTGATTCTAATAAAACAAATAAAATTATTAAATGGCAACTTAAATATGGTGATGGAACTTATTCAGAAGGAATTGGCCCAGAAAATCTTTTACTTATTAATAATAATTTGTCATCCAGTGATACTACAATTAAAGCAAAATTAAATTTAAATGGTAATTTTCAAAAAATTTCAACCGTTGGAACACTATTAATAGATAATGAATATATCAATTATACTCAAATGGGGATTAATTTAACTACGCCAACTTGGTCATCAATCAATTCTTATGGTTATGGAATTTTGCTTAATGATATATCCTCTACTGATACAACAATTAAAGTTTCAAATTTAGAAAAATCATTTACAGGCGTTTCCGGACTTTCTGCAACTAATGTATTTACTAAATTAGGACATGATTTGACTAATGGTACTGTCATTACACTGTCATCTTTGTCTGGAGGGTCTAATTTAAGCACTTCTTCAACTTTTTATTATGTTATTAACTCTGATATAGCTAAGGGAACTTTTCAACTTTCAACAAGTGCTAGCGGCTCTGTTCAAACTTTAGGCTCAGATGTTGCCTCCGTTACTATCAATGTTTCTAATTATAGTAAATTTGCAAGTTCGGGATCAATTTTAATTGATGACGAAGTTATATCTTATACAACAGCATCGAGTGATCCCGATTCAACTAATAAACCTGCAATTGCAACGGGCAATTTTAGCACTGCATCTGGAACTTTATTAAAAGATTTACCCGCTTCAAAATCAGATATTATCACCGGGGGAACAGAAGCCAATGATTTTTTTGAAATTAATTCAACTGATAATTTTCCAGAATCGGGAACAATTTTAGTTGATAATGAACAAATTAATTATAATAAAAAAACTAATTACGGTAAGATATCTTCGATAGCAGTTTTAGCAGATGGAGTTCTTACAATTAAAGTTGAAAATCATAATCTTGTAAGTGGATCATTAATTAAAATTAATGGTTGCAATCCAAATAAATACAATGGATGGTATTATGTTAATCAAAAAATTAGTAATGACATTTTTAATGTTATTAATTCAGAAGCTATTACAGATGAACTTATAATTGTCACAAACGCAATTTTAACACCAACTTTATATGAATTGACTCGGGGAGTCAATGGAACAACGGCAACATCTCATGCGACAAACGCAATTGTTAAAAATATTAATGTTACTAATGTTGTTGAGTCAACGGGTAATTTTAAAATAGGGTCCTTAATCAAAGACGCTTCTAACACCGTTATTCCAACTGACACTTATATTTCTAATATTCAAAACAATATTTATTCTGAAGGTTTAATATCTTACAACGGTACAAGTGTTACGGGTTATGGTACTAATTTTACGTCAAACATGATTAATAAAATAATTACTTATCCTGATGGAACAGAAGCAAAAATTGTTACTCAACCAAGTGCAACTTCATTAACAACGAATACCACTTCTACAAAATCTTCTATTTTTTATGTAAATTCTGCGCAATCGTTACCAATAGGTACTTATTATAAATGTATTTATTACACATCTGCACCTCACAATATTGAAATTGGAGATTATGTTACAGTTTCAAATATGAACGACACAGATTACAGTTTTAGTGGAACGGTGGTTGATGCTGGTCAACCAACAGCAATTGGAATTTTAACAACAGTAGTTGGAACATCAGGAACACCAACAACTACTGTTGCTAAAAATTCTTCTTATACTTTGACTGCTGCCGCCGGAACTTTTAGAACTAAAGAGATTGTTGACGGAATCTTGGTTACTGGAACCGCCGTATTTGCTATTTCTAATTACAATAGCGACACTTCAGTTACGGCAATTTGCTTACAATCTGGTAATTTAGCGTCTAATAAAAAATTTGAATTAACTTATAACGTTCCTAGCAATACATTTGATATTGCAGCGGCAACGGCAAGCGGAACTATATACACTATATATACAACAGGCGATCATGATTTAAAATCAAATGATTATATAACAATATCTGATGCTAGAATACCTGCATACAATGGAACTTTTAAAGTTACAGTTACAAATACAACAACTTTTACTATTACTGGATTAACTAGTTCCCCCGATAGTATGAACCCGCTAGACAAAAACGCAATTGGTTCAAATGGAACAATTGTTAAAAATGCAAATGTAATGTTTGCATTATTAAAATCAACCGATCCGGGAGCTACTTCAGATGGAAAAGGAACCTCTGGCTCGTTAAGTCAAGTTAACGTTTATAAAAAATATAAAATTGTCAATGGTTTAAATATAACTTTAAATCAACCTGTTAAATCTAATAGTTCAAATTTGACTTTTTATACTCCGGGACCAACATTGACAACATTAAATTGTACAAGGGGTACTCAAAGTACAACTGCAACTAATCATTATAAAGATACTTCGGTTGGTCAATTGGCTGTTTATAACAATGTTCCTTATGTAGCAATTCAAAGTCATAGCGCAACAACTACTACACCCAATAATTCAAAATATTGGTTAAAAATTGATGATCAAAAACTTATTATAACTTTTAGTAATTTAACCAGAGGGGCTTTTGTAACTACTGCCGCTTCTCATAAAATTAATAGTTTAATCAAAGGTGTAATTAAAACTTCGCATTATTATCAATATGATGGAGGCGAAAATCAAAATGGATTCATGCATGTTGTTTTAACAGGTACTGATAATCATAATAGAAATTTTGTGTATAATACAATCGTTTATCCAAAAACTGATACGGAAACTAATTGGACGACTAATACACAATTAACTTCCTAGAATATACATAAAGTCTTTTTTGCTCATCCTTTGGCTAATTGCTTGATCGGCAATAGCTCCCTTAAAGATGGCATCATGATATCCCATTTTGTCAAGGACGACTTTAAGTTTTCTGTCTTCTACTGAGTTTGCCATTAGCAGTGTGTAAAACCTGACGGTTTCAAAGTTAGATGTAACTCGGTGAATGCGATTCTCGCGCTGAGTATAAGTAGACCACTTCCATGGCAAGTCGTAATGAATGCATACGGAACCAACTTCAAGGTTAATAGAATCTGAACCTGCATCCGAAGACAAGAACACTTGAATATTTGGATCTGTCTTAAACTTATCTTCTGCTTCTTGTCTTTGCTTTGCCGTGCCGCCATAGTAAACATGAGATACGCCCCACTCGTCAAAGTACTTGCGCAAATCTGGCATTAATCCATTATTGAATGCAGAGAACACAGTAATCTTTTCATCTGGATGTGCTTCTGTAATGAGGGATTTAAGCACCTCTAACTTTGCATGACCATCATTGGTAAATTTTTCAGGTTTAATAACATCCATTAGCTTAGCTGCAACTTCTGATCCTGACTTGTCAGGCGCACTAGCGCCCAAATCAAATGCTTCTTGTACCGCTGCCTCAAATGCCTCAAATGCAGCGGCAGAATTAAGAACCATCGATGGCATGTTGCAGATCATCTGAAGTATTGTAATAATTGCAAGGATGTTTACGTCGTCCGGATCAACCTTACGAGCTTCTTTGCGCACTGAATCATAAAGACTGCGCTGCTTATCATTCCAATCAATAAAGTATGGCTCAGATATAACATTAGGAAACATCTTTGCAATGTCTTGATCGTGCTTATCTACCTGATGAACAATATGAGAAGCCTTAAGTCCCATCTTGTCTAGGTTGTGCCATGCCGCTGGTTTATTGCGATCAAAATAATCGTATCTTGCGACGTACTCATTACGAAACTCTTTGACGGTTCCGTAAACATCTGGATCAATAATCCTAATGCAGTTGAAAAAATCTTCTGGATTATTTTCAATTGGTGTTGCTGACAGCATGTATTGCCGTAGCTCAGCCCGCTCTCTATCTTTCGATACTTGCGGGGGTGGTGTCGTATAAAGACACTCAACTACACCTTTATAATTCTGGGACGATCTGGTTTTTAGTTTAGTTGGCATCTCATCCCAAATGATAAAGACGCGCTTGCCTCCGATTATGTTCTTTAGTTCTTCTGTGTCTACTCTAAACTTCTCATAGTTGAGAATGAGTACGGTTTTGTCAAAAGAGACCTCTGAATAAAGTTTTTCCCTTTTAGCTCTATTGCCACGAATAACGGTTGAATCAATTCCTACAAGCCTCTCTAGGCTTCTCTGGGTGTTAATAGTGTTGTGACTCTTTACCACAAACAGTGCTAAGTCAAAATTGTCTTGGTCGTAGTGATATTTGAGCAATGCTGAGGCAATAACAGTTTTGCCCGTTCCAGTAGACCACTCAACTACTCCGCCCTTAAGATCTTTAAGAAAGTTGAATCCTTGAACTTGAAAAGGAAGAAAACCATTAATTGTATTATCAAATGGCGATTCAATCTTAACTTCGGGTACATTATCTAATGATAGATACTGATCAATGTTTGGCGTTGGATCTTGCGTCCAAACCACTTCTTTGTTTAGATCTTTGCAAAGAGAAAGAAATCCATCAATCCGTGCCGTTGATACAGACCTGTACCTGCCAATGTATTTATCAACTTCATAAAAGAAGGATTCATCAAAAGCATTAACGAGCCATTGATCTACAAAATCAGGATGAGGGTCAAGGATTACAAAATTGCTTCTGTGATCCTCGCCCTTCTCATCAAGTTCAAATAGTAATTCGGATGTAAGTAGTTTCATTGCTCTTGTTTAGCAGCGGGCAAGCCCGGAGTCTGCAACAGTTCTTTGGTTCGACCAAGGATCTTTTCCCACATCTCTGGAGGGGCGACTTCTCTAATAGCCTGCATAAAAGCATTGAATTGAGTTCTAATCTCATCAAGGGCTGCGCCTTCTGTGCCAGAGTCCATCTTTTCCTTAAGCTGGATCAGTGTAGCAACATCCTTAACCTCAACTGGAACATCGCCATTGAGAAGAGCTTCAAAACCCTTCTGAATAGCTACGTCAATATATACACGCCTAGCAATGGCTCCATTAATGCCTTCTTCAACATTAGCCTGAGCCTCTTCTGCTTCAGCAGCAATAATCTGGCGAATAGCAGCCTCTTCATAATTCAAATGATTTTTAGCATGGCGACCAATAGACTGACGATTAATATCAAAAATCCTACTAATCTCAGAGTAACTTGTGCCAAGCGCAATCATTCGATCAATGGCCTTAGAGAAATCACTAGAGCAAACATTGCACCTAGGATCTCTGTGATGCACAGGGGTCTTAACTACAACCTTTTCAGGCTTGTTGTTATCAAATTGTGGTTTATTAAATTGGGGCATTAGTTATTTCAATCTTGAGTTCATTTATACGCTCGTTTGAAAGCATAGCATGGTGTTTGAAATGACAGTTTGAACATAACAGGTCGCATTTATCAAGCTCTGGAACAATTACTGTATCCCAAGGCATTTTCTTTGGAGACGAAAGTTCTTTTGTTGTAATACCAAATGATTTAGTGCTTGGATCTCGGTGATGAAATTGAAGCGCGGATGGATGATCTTCTCCGCACTTGCAAGCTCCGCCAAGATAGTTAATTGCGCGGATTTTGTTTTTCATTTGATATTCTTTAACGTAAGTTTTAGTATTTTCTCTATATTCTTCGTTACTATGATATATATCTTTTACTCTTTTTCTCATGCGTTGTTTTAAAACTTCATCATGTTCAACGTCATATTCAATGCCATGCCATTTATTGGCCCAATCTACTCTATCGCCAACATAAAGATGCTTGGGATTCATGCAATAATGATCATTGCAAGTATGCATAATCCATTCATCTTTTTCAATCGGCCTATAAGAAATTTCAAACAAAACCCTATATGCGGTTACATTGACACCTTCGGTACTGATAGTGGGCGGCCTAGTGCCATTGCCATTAGCGCCCTTCCAAGGCCAGCATTCATCCTCGCCTCGCTTTTCAATCTTTTCCCACAGACGATCAGCAACCGGCCTAGGTTTAGGCCCAGTTTTCTTAATCTCTTTAATCCGCTCTTGGTTTTTTAATGAGTATGCCATAATTTTCCTTGCATTAGATAGTTTAGCACATATTACATTGCGCACCAAGTATTAATATAGCAGTACACTATCTGTAATATGAAGCTCCATTAGATTTACGCTGTTCAGGACTGTTGACCTTACGACCATCTGGGTGAGTTCTATTGTAAATACCTGCAACAATAGAAGGATCTGGCGTTCCAATAGTAGTGTAAATTTCTCTACGACGACGCTGATGGAGATGCTCTTCAAAAAGAATTGGAGCATCGCCCTTGATTCCCTTGACTTTGCCTTCGCCCTGATACCACTTGTGACCATTTTTGCATTCAAACTCAGGAAAATCAATGATTAACTCATTGCCCTCTTCATCTGCAACGCTTTGAGAGGTCGGATTAAAATTACCTGTCTCCTTGCCCTGCTCCTCGCATTCACGACAAATCTCATTCTTAGCATCTTCCCTAAGAAAATCATCTGCTAATTGATTAAGTTGAGTATTAGTGTACTTACGACCGTCTTCATACTCAAGACCTTCTTCGTAATTATTCCATCGACTATGCCACGCCATTTTCAACCTTCTCCTCTGCAAAGTACTCTTCTGCTAATTGCATCATAGCCTGCTCTACATACTGACCAACTGAAACTGTTGTGATACCCATGATGTCAGCAACATCTTTTTGCTTCTTGTCTAAAATGACATTATAGTAAACTGCCTCTCGCTTACGAGCAGAGAGGGTTTGCAATCCATGATCTAGGTCCCATAGTGAAATGTTAATGGTCTCTTTGCTTTTTGTGCCATCATCGTTATACACCCAATACGAATGCTCAATGATATGGGTTCCTTGACTTGCATATAATTCTTTAAAAGTATAATAATGTCTATATACTTCTCTTAATACCCGATGCTTTGGAATTGGTTCACTTAGTTCTTTTTTCAATTTTATATCCTAATGCTGTAAGGCCAACTGCGAATGCATCGCAATGATCGAACACTTTCTTCCACTCTGGTTTAAACCGTTCTGTGGACGGAA